CCGATCCTGATACGACCGCGCCTGGGTAGAAATAATAATTAACATAATCTTTTCCGATTTGAGCACCTGTTATATATTCTCCTGGGTAAACAATGATTGTATCTCCTGCGTTAGCTGATGCAGTTGCTGCTAAGATTGTTGCGAATGGTTTTAGCATATCTCCTACTACAGCTGTTCCATCATTACCACTTGGTGTTACAAATAATGATTGTGTAAAGTTGGTACCAATGGCTCCACCAGCATTTAATGCATGCGATGCTGTAGTAG